TGACAAGGTATTATGTGTTGATTACAACGAGAGTGAGTTGAACGAAAAGTTCCGTTATGACAATTGCGAGTTCATTAAGGACGGGCTTATGACATTCAGTCCCGGTGAAAAAGTTGACTGTGTGTTGTTCTATGCATCATTCTACATAATGAACCCATATGGAAGGTCACTTGAAAGATGCCATGAGTTTTTAAAAGACGATGGTATTGTTATTATATGTGACAACAAAGACAGAAATTCCAAGAAGATAAAAAAAGATGGCTGGTATGATTTGGAACAGTTGTCTGCAGATCATGGGTTTGAAATACAACATTCGTTTGTCCAAGAAAATCAACTTTTGGGCGTTAACATTCTACAGAGGAGATCGAGAAGGTGATAACGAGATTCATACCAATAGTAATGAGAGATACATACAGGACACCATTTGGCCCAGCCAATGCAAAGATGGGGTGTAGGAACATCAACCATGTCAATCTATCCAACAAGGTATTACTGGGAATCTCCCAGGGGATAGGGAACGCTATACTGACAACACCATTGATAAAGGCTTTGAGTAGTATGAAGTTGAAGGTGGATATCCTGGACAACATGTTGATTCGTGGAGCCGAGAAGATATTTAGAGGCATGGATAATGTGATGATGGTATCAAGAGAACAGGCTGCTAAGAGGAACTACCTGATAGGGCTGCAGACAATGTGGCCCAATGCCAGTGTTCAAGATTTCGTAACGCAGATAAGATTCGCTCCACACCTTAATGATTTATGGAGATCGGGAGTCCCGGCACATGAGGTTGATGTGAATATGTCATTGGCATACTCATTGAAATATGAGGGCGAAATTCCTTCGCTGTATTGCCATTATAACGAAAAAGTGAGTCACAGCATAGACCGCAAGCGTGTTGGTATTCATATATGTAGGCAGTATAATCACCAGTTCCATGCCAATAGACAGCTTAAAGACCCATTGGAATTAGGTGAAATGCTTATAGAGGCCGGGTTCCAGCCAGTTATATTTGGTCATGAGAAGTGTGTTTCAGATGAAGACAGGAAGAAACATCCTGGGTTTGAGTATATTACCGGGATTGATTTACCGGACACAGCAGGGTATATTGAGAAAATTGACTGCATGGTGAACGAGGACTCAGGTATAATGCACGTCACGGCAGCAATGAACAAGCCACAGGTCGCACTGTTTGGGCCTACTCATGTAATGAAGAATAGTCCTTACAGCAATAAGGCTATAGTCTTACAGAGAGATTTACCTTGCCAGCCTTGCCAGTATTCGGAGAGGGCAAACAACTGCTCAAAGAATATTTGTATGGACATTGAGCATCGCTATATAGTACAATGCGTAAACGATCTAATAAATAACGGGGATTAGAGAAGCCAGGTCATCTCGCCAGCCTCATAAGCTGGAAACCGCCAGTTCAAATCTGGCATCCCCCACCAATCATAAGGAGGATATTATCGCTAAACTTAACAAGAAGAACGTACTTGTAATAGGAGACACTCATATCCCATTTGAAAAAAAGGGGTATCTTGAGTTTTGTAAGCATATCCAGAAAAAGAAGAATTGCGGTACCGTGGTTCATATCGGTGATCTAGTGGACAATCATTCCATTTCATATCACGAGCATGACCCCGATCTGTGGAGTCCTATCGCTGAGATGGAAGAAGCAGACAAGACCCTAAAGAAGTGGTTTAAGGCTTTTCCGGAAGTGAAGCTGACAAAAGGCAACCATGATGCACTGGTAGACAGAAAGGCTAAGACCATTGGTCTTCCAAAGAGATGTTTCGCTCCGTATAGAAATATATGGGATTTGCCAGATGGATGGGAAGATCAGTTTGAGTTCGTGATAGATAAGGTTTTATACAAGCACAGTAACGCATCAGGAAAATTAGCGCATTTAAATCAGGCTATTAGTAATATGTGTTCTACTGTTATTGGCCATGGTCACAGTTTTGCCGGCATAGCATATGTGGCTTCGCCAATAGCTTGTATCTTTGGAATGAATCCTGGGTGTGGAATAGACGTAAAGCAATTGGCATTTGCTTATGGGAAGGACTTCCCTCATAAACCTATTGTTTCATGTGGAACAGTAGAGAATGGCGAGGCTCCTCAAATCCACAGGATGATGCTATGAGCGAGGAACGAGTCTACTATATAGATTTGAGACTGGGGATGGAATACACTGGTGAAGACATACCGTGTGAGGATACAATATTAACTCCTATTAAGCAATTCATCAAGCAGCACATGAAAGCTTATAAGAAGACATGTAGGCTGACGGTTATGAATACCAGAATTACAGAAGTGGAATATGACGAGGAGATAGAAAACGATGAAGGAACTAATTAGTGTAATACTGTTTATGTGTTTCATCACGTTCAATCTTTATGCTACACCGATAACTGATAGTTACTTGGGAGTACCCATGGAGGTACTACAGCACCACCCTTGTAAAGAAACAAGGAAGTATCCAGACTGGGTAATGTTTATTGAGAAGAAACTCGATAGCGATCTCAGATGTATAATAGAAGGTCAAGTCCATCCGTATAATCAAAAATACGGCCCCGGAGAGTTTAGGTTTCAAGTAGATGATTACCGATGGGACATGGACAAGGGCTATAAACAAAGAGTGCTTGAGGAAATCAATTTGATGTTCGAGGATAAGTATAAGAACATTGGCCCTAAGCACTGGAGGAAAACGATATGTTGAAATGGATAGGTGTAGGAATATTATGTTTAGTATTATCAACAGGATGTTTAACAACAAAGGTATTGTTTCCTGGTGGTACCGAGTTGACAGTGACAGAGTCAAACCAGTTAGAAACAATCAAGGACACTGTAGTTGCAGTAAGCACCGGGGTTAGTAGCGTATTGGTACCTGGGGGGGCAGGAGGGACAGCTTTACTTGCTGCGTTTGGAGCGTGGTATTGGAGAAGAAAAAGGAGTAAATAGTGGACGAACAATGGAAAGCTAAGGTCGATAGCGAAAACAAGAAGTGCAATGAGGCTCGTATTGTCTTACAGGAACACGAAAAATCACAACAAAAAGAAATAGATGACCATGGCGATCTTATATCCGAATTATACGATTACAAAAATAAGATATTCCAGAAGATTACTGTCCTGGAAGTAGAGAAGAAGTTTCTTCCATATCTAGTTATGATACTGTCTGCATGCGCAACTATAGGTATGTTCGTGTGGACTATATTAAAGGCCGGGGGAGGTTAGTGGTTGTCAGAATCGATGGAAGTAAGACGGAGGCTAATGAACGACTTCTTGTTCTATGCGCCTCGATGTCTAAAGATAATAAATGAAGATGGTCACCTTGTACCATTCCAAATGAATAAAGCTCAATTGCTTGTTCATAAATGGCTTGAGGACCAGAAGAAAACAAAGGGGTACGTTAGGGCCTTAGCTTTGAAACCAAGGAAGCTAGGGCTTTCTACATATACAGAAGGTAGGTTTTATCACTTGACTTCACACAGAACAGGTGTGGGTGCAATGATAATGACCGAGGCTGACCAGAGTAGGGATGGTCTGTTCAGAATGGTAAAGACATACCATGAGAATATTCCATTAGAGATAAGACCACAAACTCTGCAGTCTAACGAAAAAGCATTAGTATTTGATACAGCCAGGGGAAGTGGGCTGAAGTCTCGCTATGACGTAAAAACATGCGACTCTAAGGGTGGTAAAGGAATCACTACCCATTACAATCATTGGTCAGAATGCGCATACTTTAGCAAGAACTCCCTGGATAATTTGAGTGGTCTGATGGAATCAATACCATCAAGACATCCGCAGATACTTGGTACGGAAGTAATAAAAGAGACTACGGCCAACGGTACTGCAGGGCATTTCTACGATGAATGGACAGAAACAGATAAGATCATAGCCGATGGTGGCGACCCGGAATACATCCAGATGTTCATACCGTGGACATACGATGACGGATACTCACTACCATGTACGCAAGCAATGGCTAAAGAGATCATGGGTACACTTTCTGATGATGAAAAGTGGTTACTCAGATTCATCAATCCAGATGGAAGCAGGGTTACGATAGGAAACCTGGCATGGAGAAGATGGAAGATCGGTACTGTTATTGCTCCGATAGGATTCACCAAAGAGGATTTCTTCAAACAGTGGTTCCCGATGACACCAGAGGAAGCTTTTGTTTTCTCCGGGAAGTCTATCTTCGGGATATCCGATATCAAAATGGCAGAGCTTGAATGCTATCCCCCTTCCAAAGTAGGGAGTTATGACTATTACGGAAAGTTCGTAGAGCATAAAGATGGCGATCTGAGTATATGGGAAATGCCAAAAATCGGAGAAAGGTATGTAGTTGGTGCCGATGTTGCAGAAGGAATCCAAAGTGAGAACCGAGATTATTCCTCAGCCGATGTAATCAAGTGTTCCAATGGTCAACAGGTTGCACATTACCACGGAAAGTTTGACCCTGACCAATTCGGAGTATTCTTAAACCACCTGGGAAAATACTACAACAATGCTGTGATGGGTGTAGAGGCAAACAACCATGGTCTGACTACCATAACTACTCTTAAGCATAAGAACTACAAGAGGTTATATCAACGTGAGATGTTGGATGCAAATGCTGGTGGCAAGAAGCAGAAGAAAGCCGGCTGGCTGACAACCGCAAAGAGCAAATTTAAGATCATTGACGGACTCGTTACTATCATTCGAGATCAGGACAGTGGCATTGTTTGCTGGGAGACACTTCAAGAGTTCAAGAACTACTCAATCCTGGAAGACGGTTCCTTTGGAGCCATGCCCGGTAAGCATGATGATAGGGTCATGAGTTATGCTATTGCCCAGGAGATGTATATGACTAGGCCACAGAACAGGTTAGGACAAGACAAGAGGTATAGAGCGCAAAAGGGAAGCCTTAATCTGGCAGAAGCGACAGTCATTGTTGTCGGAGATCAAAAATGTGCTTGACTTTCAACGTATCTTTCTTTATACTCCTTAATTGAGACAGAGTCTTAATTGCAATTATAACCAATAGGAGCAAATATGGGTGGACTGGTTCAGTCTAAAACGATTCAACAGGTTAACGAAGACGAGAAGGAACGACAAGTCAAGGAGATCGAGGGCGAATCAGAGAAGCTTACTTATGGGGCAATGCTTTTGGCCCGATGGTGTTCCTGGAGAGATATAAGACAACCACAGGAAGATCAGTGGTTAGTCAATCTAAGGCAGTTTTATTCTAAATACGAAACAGAAGTAGAGACAAGCATAAAGAATGGCAGATCAAAGACTTACGTTGGTATAACACGAATGAAAGTCATGGCTGCTTATTCGAGATTAGTTGATGTTTATTTTCCAGCTACCGGTAAACGACACTGGGAGATCGCACCAACTCCGCAACCGACTACCTCTAAGGAGGACGAAAAGGAAAAACCAGACATCTTAACGGGTGTGCCTGATAATCCG